AATGAAGCACCACATCCCTGATGAGATTAAAAAGAACTGCTTTGATTGTTTCAAGAGTTTGAATGCTGCCGAGAGAGCAGTTGTTATGTATGGTGATGATGCATATCGTGAATCACTAGACCTTGATAATGATGATGCTCCCTGTTGGAAGATACCCAGTAGAGAGTCAACAACCTTTGTTGGTTGGAACCCTATGTGTATCCCTACAATGGATTACATAGTATGGAAACTAAAACGTCGTGAACAAATTGCGAAAGGAGAAATTCACTAATGGATTACAAAACTTCTGGTGTTGATATTGAAAAGGGTAGAGCATTTGTAGAACATCTGAAAATTATGGCACCTAACATTGGTGGGTTTAATGGTATGATGGAAATTCCATCAGGATATGAGAACCCCGTATTAGTATCTGGTGCTGATGGTGTCGGAACTAAAATCAATATTGCAAGAGTTGCTTTTGATTACACCACTATTGGTCAGGATTTAGTTGCAATGTGCGTCAATGATATAATCTGTAGTGGTGCTAAACCATTATATTTTCTTGATTATATTTCTACTAAAACTATAGATTCTAATGTCAATGACATCGTGCATGGAGTTGTTAAAGGGTGTGAGATTGCTGGAATGGAACTCCTAGGTGGAGAAACTGCAGAACATTACAGAGCAACTGACTATGACCTTGCTGGTTTCTGTACTGGTATTGTAGAGAAGAATGATATTGTTGATGGCAGCTGCATCAGACCTGGTGATGTAGTTATCGGTATTGAGAGTAGTGGACTTCATAGTAATGGATACACACTCATCAATGATATGTTGTCAAGACATAAGATCTTTTATAAGGAGATGCCAGAACTTTTGATACCTACCACGATTTACTCACCTTTAATTCAGTGCCTGCTTGATCATGTCCCTATCATAGGCATGGCACACATTACAGGTGGAGGACTGCCTGAGAACCTCCCACGATGCCTTCCAGCAGGTCTTACAGTTGACGTTGATTACTCTGCTTGGGAACGACCAGAACTCTTCAATAAGATTCAGGAGGCTGGAGACATTGCTGAGGAAGAGATGAGAAATGTATTTAATCTTGGTATTGGATTTTGTTTAGTTGTGCCACCGGATGCAGTTCAATTGACTCAAGAAATAATTAATGATGTGCCATTTGGTATGAGGTCTTGGGTTATTGGAAAGGTTAACTAAATAAAAATGAATATCGTCGTCGTAGACGGAGGGGTAACTGGCCAAATCCAGTTGACACCCCTCTTTTTTATTGGTAGAATGTATGGAGGTAAATTATCAAGATGACAATTAAACTTTTGCTTTTAAAATCTAATGAAGACATCATTGCTGATGTTTCTGAGATGACTGTAGGTGAGGAAGAAGAAAAGAGGGTAGTTGGATATTTTCTAAACAAACCTTGTATCGTAAAGATGAGAAAACCTGAATTGCTTACAGAGCAATCAAATGGACCAAATAAAAAGGCAGGTTATGAAGTTTCTCTTATTCCTTGGATGCCATTAACTTCGGAAGAAACTATTCCGGTTGTTGCTGATTGGATTATTACAATGGTAGAACCTATGCCAAAACTCAAAGAACTATACACTAATGATATTGTAAACTATGGAAAAAACCGAAACAGTGGAAACAGTGGAGACGCTTCCGAAAGTGATCAAACTGATAATCTTGACGAATCAACAAAGGTTGATCTCACAGATTGAGGAGGTGGGTGCTGATATTGGTGAACCAGATTGTAAATTGGTGAAACCATATGAGGTTCTTATTCAAGAAGATAATAAAATATACTTGAATAAATGGTTGGATGGAATTACTTCCGATGATACTTTTATGATGAGTTCTGATAAGATTCTAACTCTTGCTGAACCTACAATGCAAATTCTTGACATTTACAAGGGCCTTGTTTGATGCGTTTCTACACTAATGTTCAATTGATTGGAAATCAATTCCTCGTCAGGGGTGTTGATAATGGTGAAAGGTATGAATATAGGGATGAGTTCTTCCCTACTTTGTTTGTTAAATCAAAGAAAAATTCTAAATATAGAACATTAAGTGGAGAATCTGTAGAGGAAATTTATCCTGGAACAGTTCGTGAGTGTCGAGACTTTTATAAAAAGTATGATGAGGTAGAAGGATTTTCTATCTACGGCAATGATCGCTACATCTACCAATATATCTCTGAGAAATATCCTCAAGATGAGATTAAGTTTGATATTAGTCAGATCAAACTTGTGACTATTGATATTGAAACTGCATCTGAAAGGGGATTCCCTGATGTAGAATCTGCATCAGAAGAAATTCTTGCCATTACTATTCAAGAGTATAATACCAAAAAGATTACAACCTGGGGAATAAAACCATTTCTCAATAAACAAAAAAATGTAACTTACTATCACTGTCCAACAGAACATGAATTGTTAAGTCACTTCATTAACTATTGGATGTCAGATGTTCCTGATGTAATTACTGGATGGAACATCCAACTTTATGATATTCCATATATCTGTAAGAGACTCAATCGTGTATTGGGCGAAAAGATGATGAAAAGATTTTCTCCATGGGGTCTTGTAAGTGAAAGTGAGACTTATATTATGGGTCGTAAACATACCATCTTTGATGTTGGTGGTGTGACTCAACTTGACTATTTGGACTTGTATAAGAAGTTTACATATAAGGCGCAAGAATCTTATCGTCTAGACTACATAGCTCAAGTGGAACTTGGTCAGAAGAAATTAGATCACTCTGAGTTTGAAACCTTCAAGGATTTCTATACTCATGGATGGCAAAAGTATATTGAATATAATATTGTTGACGTAGAACTTGTTGACCGTTTGGAAGACAAGATGAAATTAATTGAACTTGCTTTGACTATGGCATATGATGCTAAGGTCAATTATGGTGATGTCTTTTATCAAGTTCGTATGTGGGATAACATTATCTACAACTATTTGAAGAAGAGGAATATTGTTATTCCTCCTAAAAATAGATCTCAGAAGAACGAAAAGTATGCGGGAGCATATGTCAAGGAACCGATTCCGGGAAAGTATGATTGGGTTGTGTCTTTTGACCTTAACTCTCTCTACCCTCATCTTATTATGCAATATAATATTTCCCCAGAAACCATACTTGACGAAAAACATCCAACAGTATCAGTTGATAAAATTCTTGATGAACAACTAAGTTTTGAGATGTACAAGGATAATGCAGTATGTGCTAATGGCGCAATGTATCGTAAAGATGTTCGTGGGTTCTTACCAGAACTCATGGAAAAGATGTATGGAGACAGGGTAATTTTCAAAAAGAAAATGCTCCAAGCAAAACAGGAATATGAAAAAACTCCTACCAAAGAACTTGAAAAAGAGATTGCCAGGTGTAACAACATTCAAATGGCTAAGAAGATCTCTCTTAACTCTGCTTATGGTGCTATCGGTAACCAGTATTTTAGATACTACAAATTGGCGAATGCTGAAGCAATTACGCTCTCAGGACAAGTGTCGATTAGATGGATTGAAAATAAGATGAATTCTTATCTAAATATTCTTTTGCAAACGGAGAAAGTAGATTATGTCATTGCATCTGACACTGACTCAATCTATCTTAATCTCGGACCTCTTGTTGATAAATTTTTTGGTTCTAAGTCTGGGGATAAAACAGCAATTGTTTCAATACTTGATAAGATCTGCGAAGAAAAGTTTGAACCATACATCGAAAAATGTTACCAGGAACTGGCGGACTATGTCTCGGCGTATGACCAGAAAATGCAAATGAAGCGGGAGAATATTGCTGATCGTGGTATTTGGACTGCAAAGAAACGTTATATTCTAAACGTATGGAACAGTGAGGGTGTTCAGTATTCTGAACCCAAACTCAAGATGATGGGTATTGAGGCAGTAAAATCTTCTACTCCGGCACCTTGTCGTAAGATGATTAAAGATGCCCTCCAGTTGATGATGAGTGGAACAGAAGACGAAGTGATTGACTTCATTGATAAGAGTCGTAGTAAGTTTAAGTCTCTTCCTCCAGAGCAAATTTCTTTTCCACGATCGGTATCTGATGTTGTTAAATATAAATCTTCTTCAAGCATCTATTCAAAAGGAACACCAATACATGTTCGTGGAGCTCTCTTGTTTAATCATTATATTAAAGAGAACAAATTGGATAACAAGTACTCATTAATAATGAATGGTGAAAAAATTAAATTTTGTTATCTAAAAAAACCAAATACTATCCATGAGAATGTTATCTCATTCATTCAAGATTTTCCTAAAGAACTCAACCTTGACAAGTATGTGGACTATGACTTACAATTTGAGAAGTCTTTTGTAGAACCTTTGAAGTCAATTCTAGATGCTATTGGATGGAATGTAGAAAAAACTGTAAACCTCGAACTATTTTTTACTTAAATGGAATTGCCTATCAACGATAAAGAACTTGCAACTATTGTAAGTGCATTAAGACTTGGTGGAGATGCTGCTCTCTATCAAAAAATTAATACTATTAAAAAGATTAGGGAGACCAACCCTGATACATATAAAAAAGTAGCCCGCGAAGAATTTGGATTTGTTATTTAATGGATTTTTTAAAAGAGATTGTAAAAGAGATTGGAGATGACTACACCCAACTCGCCTCAGACATCGACGACACAGAAACTTACGTGGACACAGGTTCGTACATCTTTAACGGACTTTGTTCAGGTAGCATATTTGGTGGTGTATCTGGGAATAAGATTACTGCCATTGCTGGGGAGTCTTCTACTGGGAAGACTTTCTTTAGTCTCGCTGTGGTTAAGAATTTTTTGGATAGTAATCCTGACGGTTACTGTTTGTACTTTGACACTGAAGCAGCAGTTAACAAGTCTCTTCTTACAAGTCGTGGCATTGACTTAACCAGACTGGTTGTTATTAACGTTGTTACAATTGAACAATTTAGACAGAAAGCACTGCAGGCAGTAGATATATATTCAAAAAAACCTGAAGACGAACGCAAGCCATGTATGTTTGTGCTAGACTCTCTTGGTATGCTTTCTACAGAGAAGGAGATCACCGACGCACTTAACGATAAACAAGTTAGGGACATGACCAAATCTCAACTTGTCAAAGGAGCATTCCGTATGCTTACACTTAAACTTGGTCAAGCAAAAATTCCACTAATCGTTACCAATCATACCTATGATGTCATCGGATCATACGTTCCCACCAAAGAAATGGGCGGAGGCAGCGGTCTCAAATATGCAGCGTCTACGATCATTTATCTCAGCAAAAAGAAAGAAAAGGATGGAACAGAAGTCATTGGAAATCTTATTAAAGCTAAGACAGCAAAGTCGCGTTTGAGTAAAGAAAACAAGGATGTTACGGTGCGTCTTTATTATGATGAGCGTGGTCTTGATCGATATTATGGTCTTCTTGAACTCGGTGAGATTGGCGGACTTTGGAAGAACGTTGCCGGACGTTATGAAATAGATGGCAAGAAAGTTTATGCTAAAGCAATCTACAAAGACCCAGAAACATACTTTACTCCAGAGGTGATGGAGAAACTTGATGCAATTGCAAGAGAGGAGTTTAGTTACGGTTCATGACCTTCAAAGGTAAAAAATATATTATGTTAAACTATTGTCTCTGAAATCATGGATAAAATTGAGATTTTAATTTTAAGAAATCTTTTATATAATGAAGAATATCTTCGTAAAGTAATTCCTTTTATTAAACCGGATTACTTTGAGGATGTAAATCAAAAAATTGTATTTGAGGAGGTACTTAACTTCGTCAATGAATATAATCAACCAGCAACAAAAGAAGTTCTTTGTATTGAGGTAGAGAAACGTCACGATATTACTGACACTTCTTTTACTGAAGTAACTAAACTAATTAGTTATCTGGAGGATGTCCCTACAGATTATAGTTGGTTACTTGATACTACTGAAAAATGGTGCCGTGATCGTGCTATCTATTTGGCATTGATGGAATCCATTGCACTTGCTGATGGGAAGGATAAGGAAAAGGATCGTGATGCTATTCCCAGTATCCTCTCAGATGCATTAGCAGTCTCTTTTGATTCTCATGTTGGGCATGATTATCTACTTGACTATGAGGAAAGATATGAATCTTATCATCGTAAAGAAGATAAGATTGAATTTGACCTTGAGTATTTTAATAAGATTACTAAAGGTGGTCTACCAAATAAGACACTTAATATTGCTCTTGCTGGTACAGGTGTAGGTAAGTCCTTATTCATGTGTCATATGGCTTCTTCTTCTCTTCTTGCCGGTAAGAACGTATTGTATATTACTATGGAGATGGCAGAAGAAAAGATTGCAGAAAGAATTGATGCAAATCTTCTTAATATTAACATCCAGGAGATAACTGATCTACCTAAACAAATGTTTGAAAGTAAAGTGACAAAACTTGCAGACAAGACTCAAGGCACTCTTATAATCAAAGAATATCCAACTGCAAGCGCACATAGTGGACACTTTACATCACTTCTTAATGAACTTGCACTTAAGAAATCATTTAGACCTGATATTATTTTCATTGATTACCTTAATATATGTGCTTCCTCTAGGTATCGCGGAAACAGCAATGTCAATTCATATTCATATATTAAAGCAATTGCTGAAGAACTTAGAGGATTGGCTGTTGAAGCAAACGTCCCTATCGTTTCTGCCACGCAGACCACTCGTTCTGGTTATGGTAGCTCTGATGTTGAGCTTACTGACACTTCTGAGTCCTTTGGTCTCCCTGCTACTGCTGATCTTATGTTTGCCCTTATTTCAACTGAAGAACTCGAATCCTTGGGACAGATACTTGTAAAGCAATTGAAGAATAGATATAATGATGGAAATGTAAACAAGAGATTTGTTGTTGGTATTGACCGTGCCAAGATGCGACTCTATGATTGTGAGCAGACTGCACAGAATGATATTCTTGACAGTGGTAAGGAAGAGGAGTATAATAATGATGAACACAAACCAAAAAAATTATTTGAGGGATTCAAGTTTTGAACGGATACTACTCTGTATTTGATCCAACTGGTAAAAAGATTGCTGATTGTGGTTCCATTAAAGATGC